AGGACCGCCAAGGACCGCCAAGGTCCGCCGGGTCCGCCGATTCGGGGTGACAGTGATAGCGCGGATCACTTTCTGAGTTTTAGCGCCGCCTGGTGTGACACGCAAGTCACAGGAATAGTTGACATCACGGCTGTTGTTATGGCATCACTTAAGAAAAGACGTCCTGGATTGAAAGGCGGCGGAAAAGCTACAGCAAAATCAACAAAGAAGGGCTCTGGCTCCCTCAAGAAAGCGGGAGGCGTAAAGGCTGCTGCTGGTAGCCGTAGCGGCACAGGTTAATTAAACCTTGATCTTTGGTTGACGATTGTGTTTTATTTCAGGCATGAAGCTCTGGAATGACACCATCAAGCAGCTTGAAAATTGGGCTGGGGAATCCCCCTCAGTCCTCGTTGCGTTTTCAGGGGGCAAGGATTCCCTCTGCGTGCTCGATCTTTGCTGTCGTTCCTTTAAAGAGGTCCAGGGGGCATTCATGTATTTTGTCCCGGGCCTCCAAATTATGGAGGATCGCATCAAGGCCGCCGAAGATCGGTGGCAAATACCTATCTTCCAGGTCCCTCACTTTAGTTTTATCGACTATCTTCGCGATGGGGCCTACTGTGATACGACCCCCGAAATCCAGCAGTTTTCTAAGTTCACGGTCAAGGACGTCTACGCGTGGCAGCTCCAAATGACGGGCATCAAGTATCTCGCTACCGGGGCGCGTTCAGCGGATGGCATTCAAAGACGTCAGTTTTTCGAGAACGTAGACCGCCAAGCAAAAAAGGGCGACCCTGTGTGGGAGTCCCTGATTTACCCCATTCAAAAGTGGAAAAAGCGTGATGTCATTTCTTATTTGAAAACTCACAAAATAGAGGTCCCGTCGCTAAACCCAAACACGACGACGTCTGGGGTCGGTTGTGATCCTGACTTTATTCTTTGGCTGAAAGAGGCCTATCCAGCGGATTACCAGAGGATGCTGGCTTGGTTCCCGTATCTAGGGGCCATCAGCGCTCGCAAGAAGTTCTTCGATATCCCAAACACTCTATCTAAAGCATGAAATACGGAATTTATTCTTACGAACAGGGATATTGGTCTAGCTGCGGCTGGTCAATGAATCCAGCGAGCGCTCAGTGGATGCGAAAGGCCGAAGCTGAGCTAAAACTAGAGCAAATGAGAGCTGACGGGCACTTCGTGAGCATTCATGAGAAATCAAAGTCTTTGCACGGGGTCTCAGGAGTAAAAAGCCAAGTATGAAAGAGCTGCTAATCCTAGGAGGCGTTTGTTTGGCTTGTTTTTGGTCTGTTAGCGTCGTTGTATTTTGCGCTTCCCTGGTCAAAGATTTGCTGGAAGACATGAACGAGAACAATCACTAAAATTATGAGCAAAAAATCGAAAATATCCAAATACGAGAAGTTCGTTATCAAAGAAGTCCCTCGAGGTAAGCTTAAGGGGGCCCCGTATAACCCTAGAATCATAGATGACAAAGCCAAGGCTAAGCTTCGGGCAGGACTCGAGGCAAAAGGACTCGTAGAGCCTATTGTTTGGAACACCCGGTCTGGATATATTGTCGGAGGGCATCAGCGAATCAGCCAGCTTGACGTTCTTGAGGGCAATCCGGACTACTCGCTTACTGTCGCAGTTATTGATGTCGATGATGCTGAGGAAAAAGAGCTTAACGTCCTTCTCAACAACCCTTCGGCCCAGGGAGACTGGGATTTTGAGAAGTTAAAGGAAATTTTCGAGGACGATGATGTCTCTGTCGAAGGGACCGGCTTTGATATGGCAGAGGTTTATCAGCTTTTCGGAAATGACCCAACTGCCGCCCCTTCAAAAGTCTTGGGCGAGCTAAATAAACAGCTTGAAGAAGCCAAGGATTTGATCTCCAAAATGGATCGTGAAGCAGCAGACACTGACGACGAGGATTACTATTCTGTCATTGTCTTTAAAAACCACGAGCAACGAAAGAATTTTACAGACTCGCTCGGTCTTGAGGATAACTGCTATATAGACGGCAGTTGGCTGGACAATTATGTCTTTGAAGACAACGAAGACGTTCGGAAAGAGGGACCGGAAAAAGAGAATAAGGAGGCAACGTCAGAATGAGCTACTCTACTTTATTTTGGTGGTCTGAGGTTGGGCTGCTTGTTTTTCTTTTTGCAGCTTACCTTTGGCCTCAGAAACGGGAGGCTTGGCTGCTAGTTCCACTAGTTTTGTGCGGACCTTCGGTTTGGATAGTTTGGCTTTTTCTTTCAATTTCGTGGTATCGAAGTAGAATACTCCAGGCTTGCCCACCAGATCAAAGCGCTTCTTCTCAGGGAGAAGCTTTGGCTCCTCAAGAACAAACCCCTTTGGACCCCCAAACCAAGGACTCGGAGACTCCTCAATAATGTCAGTCAAAACCGCAGACCCAATGACTCGTCCAGTCTCCATCTCTTCAAGTGGCACAACAATCCCATACTCCTCCCGAACCCAGCGAATATCCTCAAACAAGTTGCGGACGTCTTTAGATGTATGAACCAAGAACTTTCCACGGTATTTCATCGACCAAGTTCGGTTCTCGATCGGCTTATGGCCGGCGCAAATAAGCCAAGCCCACGGTTGTTTTATACTTAGTACTGGAATTTTCAAAGCAAATCGATTCTATGGCAAAGAAAAGGAACGTCAACCCAGAAGGTGAGCAAAAAAAGCTGCTCAATCAGGCTCATAATACATGGGCCGTAAACGTGCTTAAACGCGTCAAAGAGGGCTCAAAAGTGACAGCCAAAGACATCGAAAGGGCGACTGATATCCTCGGCGCGGGCATGGATAGCGGAGATGAGGAAAACGATAAAATAGCCTCAAAAGCAGTAGATAGTCTTCCTCGATTTGCGAAAAACCAAACTGAGTTGGCTGGGCTGCTTAAGATCGAACGTAAAACGATTCAGAGATGGCGGAAAGAACCGCATTTTCCAAAGCCAGCTCCAAATGGCACTTGGGATGCTCATGCTGTTCGCGATTGGGCTTTGTCTCGAGGGAAGAAGACGGAGACAGGGGAAACCCAAGAAGAGGACAAATATAACCTCGAGGTCAGGAGATTGAAAGCTATCTGCGAACGTCTGGAACTCGGCCTTGAAGTAGAGCGTGGCGATTATATCTCTAAAGACGATGTTTATCGACAAGTCGCGACAATGCTTGTTTCTGTAAAGTCCCAGCTCCTCCGCATCCCCTCCATGCTGGCCCCACAGCTCGTCGCTATCGAAAGCCCCATAGAAATGCAGCAAAGGCTGCGCGAATCTGTTGATGAGGCCATGAGGGCTCTTTATGAAGACCCTTGGATGGAGGAAGCGATTGCAGGCTCAGTTGACAAGGGGATTGATGACGTATGAAAAGAATTCGTATCACTCAAAATCGAAGCGACATAGCCGTTTCACTCCGAAAAGCAGTCTTAGATACCGGAGCTTCTGTCTCAGAGCTCATTCGTGACCTTGATGACACCCCAAGCCCTGTAACAGACGCTTTTGTTTTTGTCACCGACGCTGATAACGTAGAGATCCCAGCTGGCGTTATAGGCATAGTCACAGTTCGTGAAGCTCGCGATACTGACCCAAATCCTAGTGAAAAAGGAAAGGCGAAAGCAAGCCCCTCAAAAAAAGCAGCTAAGAAGAAAGCTAAATAGTCCTGATGAATATCAAAGGTGGCGCTAAAATAACGCGAGCCCTGGGATCAGCAACCGATCTTCGGCGGCTGAAAGAATTGGGGCGAAAGGGAAAAAAGAAAAAGCGATTCGACCCCTTTCGTCGTGCAAAAACACGGCTCAAGAAGGAGAAACGCAGGCTCGTTTATCGATCAGCCCTGCTTGGAGGAGTTGCTGGCGGCGTTGCTGGTGGAGCTACTGGATACGCTATGGAGAGCTTGCTTGAGGATATCAACGAGTTTGGTATCTCAGCAGCCCGCAGATTACGTCACCTTAAGAAATGAGCCAAGACAAATACGCATACGGAGGCAAAGCCGACCCGAGTGGGTTTCGTCAGGCAGCTTGGGCCAATCTTGGCTTCACAGGCGAACCGACTACCGTTGAGTATGGCGCGGATGGTCGCTTCACTTTAGTTCACAATCCTATCCCCGTCGTTCTTGAAACAACTCAGTATCTCAGCCCTACCGGATTTAGTTACCTTCAGCCAGGCGGAACAGCTCACGATAAATACATCCATTCACACTAAAATATCATGCCAAACGTAACCGTAACCACAGACGTAGACAACCTTTTAAAGAGTGCTGACAATGCAGCAGCAAGGACGAGCCTAGGCTTGGGCACAGCAGCCGAAGCCGCAACGGGGGACTTTGCAACGGCAGCCGAAGGAATCTTAGCTGGCACAGCTTTGCAAGACGCATCTGCATTTGCCACAGCAGCCGAAGGAATATTAGCTGGCACAGCTTTGCAACCAGCAGACCCGACTCTCGATTCAGTCACAACTAACGGAGCAACCACTAATAATGATGTTAATTTGGGCAGGATTACCACTGATAACAACACAGCCACAGGAACAAACGCAATAGCCATTGGAGGAACAAACAACTCCGCAAGCAATAACTCTTGTGAGGTGTTGGGTGGAGACGGATCAACAGCCAGCGGTCAAGGTTCTACAGTTGTAGGAGGTAATAATCACCAAAACTCTGGCAACTGGTCAGCTACTTTGGGTGGACTAAACCACACTGTTACAAGTGTGCGTGGAAATATTCTTGGCGGTGCAAACAATACACTTCAACATAATGATAGTTGCATAGTAGGGTGTAATGGTAAAACATCAGTTGCGACATCCACTTTGCACACAGAAAACCTGCACCTGTTTGACGGCTTCACAATGCCAACAGGCGCAACTGATACCTACGTTCTTACTACTGATGCAACTGGTGTAGGCACATGGCAAGCTGCTGGCGGTGGTGGTGGAGGAACAGTGCAGGGAACTGACTCAACCTATCAAATCGAAGCTGCGGCTGCTGATAATCTGGTAACACCAAATGCCAATGGAACTTACTCAGTAAACTTACAAACTAAAACTACAACAGCTACACAGGTAGCTAGTGGGACTGAATCTGTAATATCTGGAGGGGCGAACAATACAGCTAGTGGGACTCGATCTGTAATATCTGGAGGGTTGGGCAACACAGCATCTAATTACTGGGGCGTAGTCGGTGGTGGGATGGGCAATAATTGCACATCATCTGAAGGCACAATCAGTGGTGGATACGGGAACACGGCAAGTGGTATTGGTGGCTCTTCTACAGTTGTGGGAGGATGGCAATGCACAGCTTCTGGTAGTTATGGAGATATTTGTGGGGGCTTCCAATCTACGTCATCTGGATACTCTTCTGTAGCATTTGGTGATACTGGACAAGCTCAAGGTAATTTTAGCGTTGTTTCTGGAGGTCGGAACAACACAGCATCTGGCACTTACAGCGCAGTTCTTGGTGGTGCAAGCAACGACACGAACAGTCAATCAAAGGCAATGATCGTTGGCAGTGACATCACAGCAGACAGAACTAACTGCACATTTGTAAACAACCTGTCTATCAAGTCTATTCCAACGTCAGCTACTGGACTCCCTGCTGGGTCTGTCTGGAACAATGGTGGGGTGTTGAATATCGTTTAATGGAGAAACAAATCCATTTCGTCTGCGGATTGCCAAGGAGCGGGTCAACCCTCCTTTGCAACCTATTAGCGCAGCACCCAGACGTTCACGCAACACCTACCAGTGCGTGTCACGAATCATTGTTCGTGCTACGCAATTCATGGAACCAGTGGCTGGAACACAAAGCAGCTAAAGACTTAGCAGATGATAAGAACCTACAGCGTGTGCTACACGCCATGATTCACGCATACCACGATACCGATAAGCCTGTGGTTATAGATAAGGGCAGGGGTTGGACTAGCCTACTGGAACTGGCTGAGTTTGCATTAGGCAAGAAAGCAAAGGTGCTTGTTCCTGTTCGCAACATTAGCCAGATTGTAGCGAGCATGGAGAAGCTACATCGAAAGTCTGCACACAACATGCAGGATCGTGGGGACTATATAAATGCCCAAACAGTAAAGGGGCGTGCAAATGAAGTATTGTCCAAAGATGGAGTGCTTGGTTTAGCTTACAACAGGCTTCAAGACGTAGCTCAACGAGGGTTGTCTGACCGTTTGCTACTGGTTGAGTTCGATGCACTCACCCACCGCCCACAAGAAATCATGGCTGATGTGTGGTCTTTTCTAGAAATGGAAGCACCCGAACACAATTTCGACAACGTGGAGCAAGTGACCTATGAAGACGACTCCGTTCATGGTCTTGACTTACACAGTATTCGGGCTGCAATAGCCCCCGTGGAAGACGACTCCACAAAAATTCTCGGCACGGAATTGTGCCAGACATTAGCGGGTGCTGAATTTTGGCGACCCACTACACCAAGTAACCAATAACAACCAAACCAAACTACAATAACATGAGTGTATTAAACCAAACCCAAGTGCCGATAGCTCCCGAAGTGAGAGCTGCTAAGCAAGTCAAACGAGCCACTTCACAAATGGCATTTCAATTAATCCAATCGTGGAACCACGGCTGGGATCTGATCTGGTCAGCCGACGACCCTGCTGCCGTATTGGCAGAACTAGGAACTGATGCTGGAGAGATCTTCCAGCTTAATGAGGACATCATTGTATATCTGAACACGACCCTCGCTGGCCGTAAGCAAGATGACCTTGATGCAATCAATGCCAAAGTAGCAGCTAAGCCAGTGACTACTACAGCCGCTGATGGCTCGGTAACTATCGACTAGCCTCTTCATGGGAATCGTTGAAACCGCAGCAAGGGCTGCCTTTAGGCCGGCAGATCGTCGTCCACCTTGGCAGTGGTGTGAGGACAACTATTTTGTTTCTCCTTCATCTCCAATGCCTGGTCGGTGGCGCTCAGACAATACCCCATGGGTTCGCGAGTTCATGGAGCAGTTTGCAACTGACGATGTAAGCACAATCTCGACAATGTGCTCAGCGCAGTCGGCAAAGACAGAGACAATGCTGGCGCTGCTGGCCTGGTTAATCTCTGAAGATCCCGCTCCTTGTATGTGGGTTACGTCTAGCGAGGAAGAAGCCTCTAAGTTTTGGACTGAGCGAATGAAGCCGTCACTTGAGGCGTCTCCGGCAATCCGAGACATGATACCGACTGGCCGAACAAGGGCAAAAGAGATATTTTTCCCTACAATGCCGCTTGAAATAATCGGCGCAAATGCTCCTTCAAAACTTCAGTCAAAGCCACGTCGCTGGCTAATGCTTGATGAGGTTCGAAACTGGCCTCCTGGGGCTCTTCCCATGGTTCTTAAGCGGACAAGAGCTTTCTGGAATGCCAGGAGAGTCGTCATCTCTACTCCTGATAACGAACATGACCCCGTTCACCAGGCTTTTCTTGAGGGAGATCAGAGACACTATTATGTGGAGTGTCCTCACTGTAAAGAAAAGCAGCCTCTTGAATGGAAGAGCATGAAATGGGAGACAAATGATGAGACTCGGCCCGCAGGACGATATAACTTTGATAGGCTGGCAGAGACTATTCACTATGAATGTTTGAAAGGGTGTAAAATCAGCGATGCTCCTGGGCTCCGTAGGAAGATGGTCGCAAATGGTGAGTGGCGAAGGCATAATCCTGACGCGCCGAAATCTCGCGTTTCTTTTACCTGGTCGGCAATGCTTCCACCGTGGGTAACATGGCGGGATCTAGTCGAGGAATTTATTAACGCGAGCAAAGCGCAGGAATGGGGCGATCATGAGCCTTTAAAAACGTTCATTACAGAGTCTTTAGGACAGCCTTGGCGTGATGAACTACGTTATAGGAAAGAGAAAAACTTCCTGGCTGAAAGAATGGTCAACTACAACATCGGTGACTCTTGGGATGAGACTCAACGCATCTTCCTTGGGGTAGACGTGCAAAAAGACTGTCTTTACTACGTCGTCAGGGCATTCGGAACCTTTGGTAGGTCACGCTTGCTGGACTATGATAAAGTCATTGGGTTTGAAGACCTACTCGAAGTCATTGAACGATTCGGGATCGACGCAGATGACGTAGCCATTGATGCGGCTCACAGAACAGGAGAGGTTTATAAAGCCATTGAAGAGTCTAATTATAAATGGAAAGCTTTTTGGGGTGACGATCGTGCTTTTTGGATTCGTGATGGGATGCGTCAAGCTTGGACAATTAGTCAAATAGATCCGGCAGTCGGAACCCGTATGCAAGGGTCTGTTCGTCCTATTCGTCTTTACCACTGGTCGAACCCGACGATTAAAGACAAGCTCGAGCTGCTAATGAGTGGGGAAGGCCCAGAGTGGCAAATTCCAGAAAAGGTTTCTCGCAACTACTTAGATCAAATAACCGCCGAACGAAGAGAAGAAATCGTAGACTCAAAGAATCGAGTGACTTTCCGGTATGTGAAAATCAGGAAAGACGATCACTTTCGCGATTGCGAATCCATGGTGATAGCAGCGGCAACAATAACTAAAACCTTGGGTGTTGGGTTTGAGGATGTCACCGAAGTGACCGTTGCACCTATGGACTAGGGGTAAGGCTTAGCCAATCCTGAGTCCAGCAATAGCTGGTTCACGTTTAAATCGCCTAGGAATAGTGTCCCTAACCAGCGGCCATATTTGCCTGACTTGTCTCGGTGGCTATGCAGGGTAATGCTTTTGCCTACAATTAAGCTTCTTAACTTCTCCGCAGCAACCAGACCTTCAGCCCTTTCGTCACCACGGATTTCAGGCGCGTCAACTCCAAGCAGCCTGATTTTTTGATTCCGCATCCAGGTGTTAAACCCTAAATCAATATCTAGGGTCACAGAGTCTCCATCATATACGCTGACGCAAATTGCTTTATATATGAATTGCCCTGTCATAACTATCCGTTTAAGGCTTCGTAAATCTGCACAACTCCGTCGAGTTGTGTCCTCACGGCTTTTTTCCGGTCTTGACCCCAAGTTGAAAGAGGGGACTTGGAGGTCTCCTTTTTGAACCATGATTCAATTTTCATTGCAGCGGTGACGAAGGTTTCGATTCGCTCGTCCTTGTCTTCTTTCTCTTCAGGCTTCTCTTCCTCTTCCTTTGCTTTCGTTGCTCGGGAAAGTAGCTTGAGGGCCTCATTGATTGAGCTGACTCCATCAAGAGAGATTGCTCCATCAGTTACAGCTTCTGAGATCTGCATATATCTATATGCGGTTCTATATGTAAACGGAAGAACGGTCGAGACCCATACACGGAACGGGTCTTTTAGNGTCTCTCGTGATTCGATTAGTAACGACCCGCATTCGGCGGCGTGCTTTACCGAGTCGACCATCGAGCTGATCGAATCGGCGTGTGCGGATATAATCCGCTTTTTCAGGACCTCACTCGGGTCAGCTGGTTTTACTGTGAGTCTGGCTTTGCTAACGTGTTCGGTTGTAATGGCCATCTCAGTTTTCTCTTCAGTGCTCATGTTGTTTTTTGGTTTTGCGCTTTGTTCCGATAGGACTCCCGCGCTTTCTTCGATTTCTGTCCCCTTGTTGGGGGCAGGCCAAGCTCATCCTGAAATTTCAAAACGTGCTTGGAAAAGGCTTGTTTTGAGATGTTGTGCTTTTTACCCATTTGTGTAAAGCTCATTCCTTCGTAAAAAGGGAAGCCGCAAGCCATGATGGAAACATCGATTTTGAGCCGGTAGTTGGACGACTCTACGATTTGAGCCAGCAGCCTTACCATCGCTTTCTGGACTTTTTCAGCGCTTCTTCGCTCGACCTCTTGATCTATGCGCTCTTGGATAGCTCCAATCCCTTGCTCCTCTTCGTCTTCATAAATAGCGTCCCAATCGAATTCGACCGAGGCAGAGGGAAGTTCAGCGGCGTCTTTAGAGTATCCAGTTGACATAGTGGGAAAAGAATAGGAAAAGTTTTATAACTAGGTCTTTACTAGAAATGACCTAACCCTTCAAGAAAAATGGCATCAATTAATTGGGAAGACATTTACGTCACTTACACTGCGGAAGAATTAGATGAAGAGATAGCCTTTTTGAAGGCTGAATCCAAGTCTATTTATATTTCTCAAAGCCAGGGGTCGAAGTCATTTTCTCGTTCCCTTTCTGATCTATCCATGAGGTTGACTGCGGCGACTCGAGTCAAATCCCAGCGCGGAGGCGGCGGGTTTGGTCCTGGAACTTTAGGCGGGGTGGACAAAGTAGTTGTTGATTTCTCATGAGGGACTACAAAAAAGAGTATGCTCGGTATCAAGGGAAGCCGGAGCAAATTAAACGTCGGTCGGCAAGAAACCAGGCTAGGCGTAAAGCTATCCGTCTGGGGAAAGCCCGTAAGGGAGATGGAAAAGACGTGCATCATCGCGATAACAACCCAAACAATAATGGCGCTGGCAACCTATCTGTGACCTCAGTTGCGAAGAATCGAGGTTATCCGAGGGATCGGAACAACAAGCCAAAGAAGGGGCTTTCCAATCTCGCGGCTCGCATCGAGAACCTGATCGAGTTTGCCCTCCCAAAGCTGAAGTTCGGCACGGTAAAGCGTGTCTTGAAAGAAGCGAAGAGCAAGACCAAAACAGATACTTTCCGCAAGGCCGACCGGCATGTGGAGGCTTCACACGTCCCCCCTTTCCCCGGATCAGTTGGAGCACTTAAAAGCATGGGGGTGAAGGCCAATAAAGGCCGCGGCGCTGTTATAGTCCCGCGAGGCTCAAGTCCTACCAGGCTAAGGTATTCTAAGAAATTAGAAGGCTTAATGGGCGGCCCGGCAAACACCTCAGTCCACGAGCATGGTCATGCGCTGGATCGTCAGCTACCGCGCAGAGCGGCGGCCATGTGGAAAATGGGCAAAAAAGCTGAGGCAATAGCCAAGCGCCAGCAAAAACGATTAGGTGACAACGTAGTAATCCCGAAAAGCAAAAGAAATGCGGTAGATGAGGCTGAAGCTGCACGCATTCAGAGTAGATTTACCAAATCAGTGCTGGGCAAAAGCTCTCTCATTATTGAAAAGCGGGCGAACAAGAACGCTTTGAATTTGGTGCAAAAGCATGGAGGCAAGAGCGAGGCTAAGAAGTGGAAAACAATCGCAAAGCGCCAAATGCACAAGGGCTATCGCGAGCCCCTTTTTAGGATTGGCATGGTGCAGAAGGGCTTCAAAGGAGACAGCCCAACCTTGTCAGAAGGGAAAAACTTCCTCCGTGGCGAGGGCAAATGGCTTAGAAGGAAGCAATGGGATCTCGCGGCTCGCATCGAGAACTTGATCGAGTTTTCGGCGAAATGGAGAAAAGTGATCGAGTTTACCTCTTTAGGGACAACGAAAAAAGTGTTAAAGGCCTTGAGAGACAAATCTCACAAGATTCACAACCAAGAAGTCTCTGTGTATCGTCCGAAGGGTGCGGGGTCGTTTTATGTGCCTAAAGCTAAAAAACTCAGCCTGGTCGGGGGGCTGAAAGAAGCGGATGATCGAGAGGCGGTATCAAATATACTAAAGATTACCCGCAAATCCAAAACCCGCGGACCTAAAGGCAAAGCGAAAGTGGCAAACGACAATTCTGTCATCGTTCCTCGCGGGGAGGCCCCAAAAAGGATTTTTCCGTGGGCCTCACCCAAAGCCATGGGGATGCACGAAACCGGTCATGCGGCAGACCCTCACGCTTACAAGGGGGCTCAAGCCCTAAAGAATTTTGCTCGCAGACGGCCTTGGGCAACCTATGGCAAAATGAAGCAATCTCGCAGGCTTACGCTCCGCATGGAAAAAAGAGCTAACCAGAATGTCCTAAAAGAAATCAAAAAGCATGGATCAAAGAGCGAGGTGGCTGAATGGAAAAAAACAGCTAATAAACAAATGAAAATCGGGTATAGAACACCTTTTTACGACACCCTTGTTAAAGACCAAAGAGCAATGACGAAAGCCGGACTCCGAAGTGCGGAGAGAGGGAGATATGATACGCCTCCTAGGTCTACCCCCTTAAAACCCACGCTTTCTCAAGGTAAAAAAGTTCTGCGTGAGAACCCCTGGCTAAGAAAAAAATGGAGCGAACTTTCAGCTCGTATTGAGAATTTAAACGAGCTTTCTTATGGAATGTCAAAACTTAAAAGGGCTAATGCTGCAATCCAAAAAAGGATCAAAAAAGAAAATCGCAGAGTCAAAAATTGGAAATGGATAGATAAAGAAAACCACATGAGAGCATTTAAGAAACAATTTAATGGTTTTTATCAGAAAGCTGATTATAAAAGAGCCTCGTCTCAAAAAAGACTAATGGCTAAAGCGTGGGCCGAAGCAAGCAAATGAAAACTACAAAACTCAACGTCATTGATAAAACAATTGCATTCTTTTCTCCTGGAGCAGGAGTTAAGCGATCTTTTGAGCGCCAGCTTTTTGAAATGAGCTACGATGCTGCGAACCCCGATCGTGGTCGGGCAATGAGTAGCAACCCTTTTACTGAAGGCAGCTCTGAATCTGCGTCGACCCAGAGAGACCGTATCAAGATGATGTGGGAGGCCAGAAACCTGGCTAAAAACTACTCTTTCGTGAAGTCGGTCTTGATGAAAGAGTCACTTTACACCTGCGGGCGAATTCAGTATCAAGCACAAACTGGTGACCCTCAAATGGATGACCTTTACGAGTCATACTTTAACGATTGGACAAAGCGATGCGACTTGACGGGGAGAAACGTATTCCGTCAAATGATCCAGCTTGGTCACATGGGGATGCGTCGTGACGGCCAGCATGGCTGGGTAATGGTTCCGCAAGGGGCTGATATTAAGCTACAAGCGATTGAAGGCGATCGAATCGGCAACCCCATCAAGGGCACAAGTTCTATCGACGACCGAGACTACAACGGGATCAAGGTCAACAACCTTGGACAGATAACTAACTACGAGCTTTGGGCTCGCGATAAAAACGGACAGTATAAAAACCCCAAGGAAGTCCCAGTAGATTCGTTTATTCACTACCTTGATCCAATGCGCTCGGACCAATATCATGGCATCACAGCTTTCGATACATGTATCCCCCACGCTCGTAACATTCACGACCTTTACCGTTATGAAACAATGGCGGTTAAGTGGGGGTCTGCACACACAGGGATCATCACCAAAGACAAAAAAGACGTGACCGACTGGAAGACGTCCGCCGAGACAACCGGGAATGGAACGATAAAAGAAAAAGTCGAGCCAGGAACAGTCCTCCGACTTGACCCAGGAGAGAATGTCTCAATGTTCCAGACTTCAATGCGTCCCTCCCCAACGTTTAACGGCTTTATTGAGGCCCTCATTCGCGAGATGGCAAACGGACTCAACCTCCCGTTCTCTTTCGTATGGGACATGGCAGCTCTTGGCGGGGTCTCTGCTCGCATTGAACTGGCGATGGCTCAACGCACATTTAAACGTTCGCAGTTACTTCTTGAGGAGAGGGTTCTCAATCCCATCAAGGACGCGGTCATCTCTCGCGCAATCACATATGGGCAGCTTCCTTCAACGGAAAAATGGAACAAGTGCAAATGGCAGTTCCCAGCTCACATTACGGCTGACCAAGGTTACACAACCCAAAGCGACATCGCGCTTATGCAGAATGGCCTGAAAACAGGGCACGACATCGTTACTGAAATGGGTGGCGATTACGAAGAAACCGTCGAGACCTTGGCTCGCGAGGCAATGATGAACGTGGCAGCATCTGAAGAACAAGTCATCCCGATTGAGGTCATCTCCCAGCGCTACCCCAACGCTACGCAGCAGATCGCAATGATGCGTCAGCAAATGATGCAGGCTGACATGGAGAGTGAAGCTGGAATCCCTGTCGGTCAGGGTGAAGGTGAACAACCAGAAGAATAATCATGAAAAACTCAAACCGTGACACGCGTGTCACAGAATTTCAAAACAGGACTTGGGATGACAGGATCATTCAATCGGCTACCGGTGCAGGAGCTGTCGGCATGGCTGGCGCAGGTGTCGGCGATGCTCTCGCAGAAGACGGCAAGATCACCCTGAGAAAAAGCAAAGGGCACTTCCGAGGACTCATCAAAAAGGCTGAGAAGGCAGGCGCTAATCCGCGTGCTTTGTATAAGGGCAAAAAGATCACATCTCAGAAGTCGGCCAAAATAATTGCGAAGCTTCGCAAGAGAATGAGTCGAGCCCCAGTAAAATCGAGAAGGATCGGAGGAGGGAAATTGGGGCTTATTTTAGGAGGCCTTGCAGGAGCGTCAATTCCCCCAGAAAAGCGCGTCATGATGGCTCGGGGACCTTCAACCCCGGACGCTTACGTCATGATCGACGGTAAGAAGTATCATGAGTTTGCACGGACTCGTCAAACTGACCCTTTTGAGGGCCTAAAGACAGACCCGAACGTAAAGCGAGCTCGGACCATCGGGGAGTATAAGAAGGCCAGCGCAATAGCAAAAAAGCTGGTCAAGAACACCAAAAAATCAAACACGGTCGTGCAGGACCTCACGGATCTTTATAATGAGAAGAGAGGAAAGCAGCCTGGGGTTCTGAAGACTTCTAATGGGCAATACCGCATTGCTAGGGCTAACCGGAACTCTGTTCGAGTTTACCACAAGGGCGGGCCAAGAACCCGTCGTCGCAAGCGTTTCTACGAGAAGAAGTCATTCCGAGACAAGGCCGCATTCACGGGCATCGCTGGCGGAACAGTCGCAGGCATCGCAATAGGCAGAAGAGCCGAAAGCCTCAAGTATCGAGCTGCAAGAAAAGGAACTTCGATTCCGAAAGAAATGCTCAAACTTCCAGGGAGAATGATAGCTACCAGCTCTCGCGTAAATGCTAGAAATTCTGTTCGCCGCAAATACGGAGCTAGAAAGTCTCTCGGCAAAGCAGGCATGACTGGTATGAAAAACCCAAGAAGCAAAGAGGGAGGATTCACCAAAGAGGCCAGGGCCAAGACTTCGACGCAATTCCCGAAATGGAGCGAGTCTCAAGTCAACGAATCATTAAGCAAACAACAGAGCATGGCTCAAAGCGGAACTCAAGTCCCCAAGAAGGGACTGGGGCCAAACTCCCGACCGGTAAGAAGCCTTGATGGCACTATTGCAAAGCTGGAAGGCCGGCCTGGGTTTGTTCCCGCAGGTGTCGAGACGCCCAACGGCACGACCTTCAAGAGCAAAGCGAAGCGAGTCGGCCCCTTCAGCCTTATGCCGAAATGGGCAGTAGCTGGGCGAAAAACTCCTCGTTCAAAAGCCAGCTCAGTAGAGTCAGTCAGCTCAGCAGCAAAGAGGACTCAGCTAAAAATAAACTCCTCCATACTAAAGAGAATTTTAACTCAAGTAGCAAAGAGGTAAATTGACATCACAAATAATAACATAACCAACAAAACCAACATGAACGTAGACAAAAACTTACAAGAACTCAATGAAATGCTTGACGCTCAGCTCACCGAATTCCGTTACGGCTATAAAGATGCCGGTCGCGACATCAAAGATGATATAAAAGGCTCAGCCAAGGCCCTCTTGGGCCTCGGCGCAATCGGCGCATCTGGTTACGGTGGATACCGTGCAGCGGACGCCATCAT